TAAACAAGCTTTTGACGATAGAGCAGAAGCTGACAAAGCAATTGAAGAATTGAGAAACAAAAGAAAAACCAACTAAGCGTTTGTCACTGACAGGCGCTTTTCTTATGTCCGTTTCCGAACGTTGTGGACACTAAATAAAACACGAGAAAATCAGACTCCCAAGTCTCTAAATGCGAGTAGGAGGAACCAGAAATGGAACAAACAGAACTTTTACCCCTTAATTTGCAACTGTTCGCAGAAGAAGCAGCCGATGAGACGTCTGAAACTGGTTCAGAAACAGAAACAAACGAAGAAGAGCAACAAGAACAATCAACTGACAACGACAAAATTGTCGAAAAGCTTCAAAAACGAATCGGTAAAGAACAAGCTGAAAAAAATGAAACAAAAACACAGCTTGAACAAGCTCTAGCTCGTATTGAAGAACTTGAAAAAGGTGGCAAAAAGTCAGTTAAAGAAAAATCTGACGAAGAAAAGGCTGCCGAACTTCAAAAAGCTAAAGACGATGAAATCGCAAGCCTTAAAGCACAAATCAAAATTTCAAATATCACCAGCCAAGCTGATGAAGTATTGAAAGAAAGTGGAATTGCTTTAAGTGCAGCTGAGTTAGGATTGTTAGTTGATGTTGACGAAGAAAAAACTTACAGCAATGTAAAAACTTTCCTCAATTTACTTGATAATCAACGCTCACAGTGGGAAAAAGCACGAAACACAGGGACAACGCCTAAAAGTGTTCCTAGCAATGTAGTATCAGTCGATAAAGATAAATTTGATTCAATGACTTATGCTGAAAAAGCTGAATTAGCAAAATCTAATCCAGAAGAATTTAGAAAAATAACAGGAGGCTATTAAAATGGCAAATACAAAAACAACACTCGCAGACTTAGTAAATCCAGAGGTGCTTGCACCAATTGTTTCATACGAATTGAATAAAGCACTTCGTTTTGCACCACTTGCACAAGTTGACACAACACTTGAAGGACAACCAGGCAATACTTTGAAATTCCCGGCTTTTACTTATATCGGAGATGCTTCCGATGTTGCAGAAGGCGGAGCTATTCCGTTAGATAAAATCGGAACTACTGCTAAGTCAGTAACAATTAAAAAAGCTGCAAAAGGTACAGAAATCACGGACGAAGCCGTATTATCTGGTTATGGTGATCCAATTGGAGAATCTAATAAACAACTTGGGCTATCTATTGCAAATAAAGTCGATGACGACTTATTGAGCGCAGCTAAGACTACCACTCAAACTGTTTCTACTACAGCAAGCGTTGACGGGGTTCAAGCTGCATTGGATATCTTTGATGATGAGGATGCACAAGCCTATGTTCTTATCGCTAATCCTAAAGATGCGGCAAAAATTCGTAAAGATGCAAACGCACAAAAAATTGGTTCAGAAGTAGGAGCAAATGCTTTTATCAATGGAACTTACGCTGATGTTTTAGGCGCTCAAATTGTACGATCTAAAAAACTAACTGAGGGTTCAGCTCTATTGTTCAAGATTGTTTCAAATAGCCCAGCTTTGAAATTAGTTTTAAAACGTGGAGTTCAGGTAGAAACTGACCGTGACATTGTTACTAAAACAACTGTCATTACTGCAGATGAACATTACGCAGCATATCTCTATGATTTAACAAAAGTTGTTAATGTCACATTTACGACTGGTGCATAATGGGACGGCTACTAAGTCGCCACTTGCATGAATATAAAAACATAAATGCGACCAAGCAAGTGAAAATTGATGAACTAACGACGCTTACCGTTAATCAGCTAAAAGAACTTCTTGAAAATAAAGGGATAGAATACACAAAAAACGATAAGAAATCAGATTTGATTTCAAAATTAGGAGTTGCTTATGGCTATCACTGATGATTTAAAAATGCTTTTAGGCGGTTCATTGGATGAGCGCTTGGCAGTAATCGAAAAACGCACTCGTGATCGTTTATTGTTGATTCTTGGTTCTGACCTTATAGAAGTACCGTCAGAACTAGAATATGTTGTTTTGGACGTTTCTTTAAAGCGTTTTAATCGTATCGGTCAAGAAGGTATGCAGTCCTACTCACAAGAAGGACTAAGCATGACTTTTTCAGAATCTGATTTTGATGAGTATGCCGATGAAATTGAATCATGGCGAAAATCAAAAGAAGCTGAGGGCGATAAGAAGATAGGGAGGTTCAGATTGTATTGAGATATTTAGATGAGGTTACTTTTATCAAAGAATCGCCTGACTCACATTATGACCCCGATTTAGGCGAATGGGTTGAAAAAGAACCAATTCGAGCAGTATTTAGTGCAAATATCACTGATATTGGAACTGACAGAAGTGCAAAAATTTTTGGAGATATTAAACAAGGGGCAAAAGTCATGCGAATGATGCCCCTTTTTACTATGCCAGAATATGATTACATTGAGTTTGATAATAAAAAGTGGGCTTTAATGACCTATCGCAATCCAAGTGAGCGAAACACTTTTATTTTGCAGGAGGTAAGTCAATGAAATCTAGCTTATCCATAAAAGGGATTGACCAGCTTGTAAAGCATTTGGATAAAGCAGCATCTTTAAAGGATATTCAACAAGTTGTAAAGTCTAACACTTCAAATATGACAGCGAATATGCAGAAACTCGTTCCAGTTGATACCGGATATATGAAACGATCCATAAAAATGGAGTTGACAGAAGGTGGATTCAGCGGACAAGCTGGGCCACACACAGATTATTCCGCATACGTTGAATATGGAACTCGTTTTCAATCTGCTCAACCTTTTGTAAAACCAGCTTATAATGAGCAAAAAGGTGTATTCATTAAAGATTTAGAAAGGTTACTTAAATGATTAAAACTCGAGACCAATCTATTTTTGACGAATTGTTTAAACGAATCCAAGCCTTAGGTTATACCGTTTATGATTATAAACAAATGAATGAAGTGGGGTATCCATTTGTTGAATTGGAGAATACTCAAACCATTCATGAACCAAATAAAACGGATATCAAAGGTACAGTAAGTCTTTCATTATCCGTTTGGGGCTTACAGAAAAAGCGCAAGGAAGTGTCTGACATGGCAAGCAATATATTTAATAAAGCATTGAATATAAGTGCCACAGAGGGCTATTCGTGGGCTTTGAATCTACAAGCAAGTACCATTCAAATGTTGGACGATACAACAACAGATACACCGCTCAAAAGAGCGTTGATTAACTTAGAATTTAGATTAAGATAGGAGATTTAATATGGCAGAATTAACAGCAAAACAGGGGAAAGATATTATCTTGCTCTATCGTTTGCTTAGTAAAGCAACAGAAGAAGCCGCTTGGAAACTTGCATTCCAAACCGAACACTCGAATGAAAAAACTCGAGATTACAACACTACAGCAACCAAAGATGGGCCGATTGGCGCTCTTGCAGAAGTTGAATATAGTTTGTCTGCTACATCTATTGCAGCAAATGGCGACCCACATCTTGACGAAATGGATCAAGCATTTGACGATGCAGCAATTCTTGAAGTTTGGGAAATTGATAAAGCTGAAAAAGGAACAGATGCTGCAAACACTGGTAAGTACAAAGCGAAATATCTTCGTGCTTATCTTACAAGTTTTTCTTATGAACCTAACTCTGAAGATGCGCTTGAGCTAAGTTTGGAATTCGGAGTGTTTGGTAAACCTCAAAAGGGCTATGCTACACTCACAGCTGAACAAGCTGATGTTGTTCAGTATGTATTCAAAGATACAGCAAAAGAGACTACACCCTAATGAACCCGTAGTCGGTCAAGCGACCGTAGGGGACGCTGAATAATAAAAAACGAGTTAAAAGAGAGCTGAGTCTCTCTTTTATTTTTTAAGGAGATTCAAAATGGAATTAACAATTAAAGGCAAACAAGTGCATTTTAAATTCGGAGTAAAGTTCGTTCGTGAACTCGATAAAAACTTTGTTATTGAACAAAATGGTGTGTCTTTCGGAATGGCGCTTGCCGTTAAAATCATTCCTGAACTAGAAATGGCTAATATTGCAACTTTGTCAAATGTATTATTTTTAGGAAATCGAACAGAAACACCTAAACTTTCTCAAGGTGATATTGATGATTTTATTGATGAATGTGAAGATATCGAAAAATTATTTGATGATGTTTTGAAAGAAATTACTGAAAGCAATACGGGAAAGCTAATCAAAGCAAAAATGACCAAATAGCCGAAAAGTTTGAAAGTTCAGAAGAAACTTATGAGTCAATGATGATTAGATTCTTACGGTGTTTCAGCATCCAAGACTTATCTGTATTTGAACGCATGACAATTCGAGAATATTCAATCCGTTCAATTGCTTTTGAGTTGAGAAATTTGGACAAAGAAGAATTCATTTATGAACAAGCATGGGCCAATTGGCAAGTTCAAGCAACGAAACAACAAGGTAAAAAGCCACTTTATCCAACGTTTAAAAAATTCTTTGACAAGAAAAAACTAGAAAATGAAATTTTAGGAATCGAAAGCCCAGAGAACAAGTTTAAAAAGGATAACAAATTAATTGACCTCA